CACTGGATTTTCAAGCACAGGCGCATCTAATGTTGGCGGATACCTTCTTTTTAATAATGACACAGCAGCAAATTATGCTTTTACTGTTTTAAGAGCAAACGGAAGCGCTGTATCAACGCTAAATTTTGCATCTAACACTCAAATGAATTTAACTTTTGGAAGTAGTGGAACTAACACAATACCTTATTTTTCTACTACAGACATTTTTTCTTATACTAATTCGTTAAACAAACCATGTTTGATTGCAACTTCTGCCGATTTAAACAGTCCAGGAAATACAGAATCTTTTATGGGAAGATGGGCTAATAGCGCGGCACTCAACCGTATTGACATTTATACAAACGCTGCTGCAAATTTTGGAATAGGAACTATTGTTACTTTGTATGGGATAAAAAATGCCTAACACATACAGTTTGATCTCTGCTAACACATTAACTACAACAGCCGCTTCCATTACTTTTTCTGCCATACCTGCAACTTTTACAGATTTAGTGATAAGAGCAAGCGCAAGAACTAACAGAGCGGCAACACAAGACATTTGGAAAATAGTCATTAACGGTGATACAGCAGCAAATTACAGCCGAACAGCGTTAAGAGGATTAGGAAGCGGTAACAGCGGAACACCTGTAAGCGATAATCAAACTTCTGCTTCAAATCTTTATTTTGGTGGATTAGACGCGGCAAATAATACGGCTAACACTTTTGGTTCAACAGAGTTATACATACCAAATTATGCAAGCACTATTGTAAAACAATTTAGCGCTCATACTGTATATGAAGAAAACAATAGTTATGCAGAAATGGAAAAAGTAGCATTAAGGTATGGTGGAACTTCTGCAATTACATCAATTGTTTTATCATCTTTTTATTCTGCTAGTTTTATTGCTAATTCTTCATTTTTTCTCTACGGCATCTCTAAATCATAAGGAGCAATAACAATGACAAAAGACATACTAACTAAGGTAATCGTAGATTGCTCTACAGGAGAGCAGACTATTGAGCCACTTACGGCAGATGAAATCTCACAGTTAGAAGCATCACGCGCACAAGCAGAAGCAGACCGCGCCGCCGCACAAGCAGACGCAGAGGCTAAGGCAGAAGCCAAAGCATCAGCACTTGCTAAACTAGCCGCTCTTGGACTTACAGAAGAAGAAGCCGCCGCAATAGCAGGTTAATTATTGGGAAAGGAAGTCTGCCATGGCTACCACTTATCGGTATTTATTCGTAGACCTTCTTACCAATACGATCATTGCCGAACTACCTCTGACTGGTGTTGCCTTCACACAGCAACTTAACCAGGCGGGAACCTTTAGCGGGCATTTAATGTTGTCGGGTATTAACACCGACAAGTTCAATGTTGACGCTTCTACGATCCCAGCCAAGTGTGGTCTTTATGTAGACCGCGATGGCATTCTTGTTTGGGGCGGTGTTATTTGGGGCCGCCAATACAACAGCCAGGACCAGTCTTTAACCATTCAGGCACGCGAGTGGATCTCTTACTTTGAACGCCGCCGCATAACCCAAACCGTAGATTTCACCGCTATTGACCAGTTGGTTATAGCCAAAACCCTTATTGAGGATGCCCAGTCCGTTCCATACGGGGATATTGGCGTGGGTTATAACTCCGCAGGTCAAACTTCCTCAGGCATTTTGATTGACCGTGTTTACTATGACTATGAGTTAAAGAATGTGTTCCAGGCTGTTCAGGACCTGAGCCGCCAGTCTGATGGCTTTGATTTTGACATTGACATTTCTTACGATGCAATCACCGACCTTCCTCGCAAAGATTTCAACACCTACTATCCTCGCAGCGGCCTTATTTACACCGTGGGCGACCCTGCTTGCCCTGTGTTCGAGTTCCCTGCGGGCAATATTGTTGAGTACGAGTATCCCGAGGATGGATCAATAACAGCCAACACAATTTACGCAATTGGTGCTGGTTCCAACGAAGGCAAACTAATCTCGGCTGCTTCCCACCCAACAATCCTCACTGAAGGTTGGGCGGTCCTTGAGGATCAGGTTAACTACTCAGATGTAACCGATCAGACCGTTTTAGATAATTTGGCCATGGGTGCTGTGAACGCATTTGTTATTCCGCCAATCACCATGAAGGTTGTGGTGCCAGCGTTTGTGGACCCTGTTTACGGCACATACGAAGTCGGCGATGATGCCCGAATTATGATTACAGATGATCGTTTTCCAAACGGCCTAGACGCTATTTACCGCATCGTTGGATCAAGCGTGGAGCCTGGCGAGGATGGCCCTGAGCGCGTTACCTTATCCTTAACAACTGGAACAGAGTCGGAGATTGTTTAATGGCTTACATAAATCAACCAGCAAGTATGCAATCACTCTTTAATGATCTGAGCAACCGCATCACAAAGTTAGAAAATGCTCAACGCTTTACGGCTCCTAATTTTAACTTTGCCACAGGTAATCCTGCCAACCCGCGCGTGGGCGACATTTTCTACGACACTAATTCTGACCGTCTTGTATATTGGGATGGGACTGTTTGGTATAAGTTAACCCAAACCGTCTTATAATTGTTATTATTACAACATGACAACTAACGAATGGCTAGGTATAGCCGTAGCCCTTAGCACCCTTATTGGATCGCTGGCTATTGGCGTGCGTTTTCTTGTAAAACATTACCTTTCAGAATTAAAACCCAACGGCGGAGCAAGCCTTCGTGATGAGCAAAATAGGCAAGGCGAAACAATCAAACGGCTGGAGAACCGAGTTGACGAGATTTATCGCTTGCTGCTTAATCGCGCTTAGTCTCACTGGCTGTGGCTATCAAGGATGGGTTCGCTACCCTTGCCAAGAGTATGAAAACTGGCAGAAATCTGAATGCAAACCGCCGCAATGTGAAGCAATCGGTCAATGCACTAAAGACCTTTTACCAAATGTGGAGACCAATGGCTAGAAAACGACTGACACCCGAGGAACTGCACGCTCGACTCATTGTGACTATTGGCATTTTACTTGCCTTAGTATTTGCAGGTTCGGTCTTTGCCATGCTTTATGCGCTGGTGTTTGTGACTCAACCTATGTCACAGGCTCCCAATGACGCGGCCTTTATTGATCTTGTTTCAACACTATGCGTGTTTCTGACAGGAACGCTTTCAGGCATATTGAGTGCTAATGGATTAAAATCTAAACAAAAACCAAAGGAAGGTGAAATCGATGAGCCAACGCGATGAATTTGTAGCGGTTGCACTTAAAGAAGTGGGAACCATCGAAGGACCTAAAGATAACGAAACCAAGTACGGCGCTTTCACAAAGGCTAATTTCTTGCCTTGGTGCGGATCGTTTGTAATGTGGTGCGCCAATCAAGTGGCGTTAAAGATCCCGAATTGCGTGTCAACACAAGCAGGGGCTAAGGCTTTTCTAGATAGAGGCCTATGGCAAGCCGCCGAGGAAGCGACCCCGCTACCAGGCGACATTGTTTTCTTTGACTTTCCAGGAGACGGAATTGACCGCATCTCCCATGTTGGCATCGTTGTAAAAGACAATGGCAACGGAACCATCACTTGTGTTGAGGGCAACACCAGCCCTGACAAGAAAGGCAATCAAAGAAATGGTGGAGAGTGCTGCCTAAAGGTTCGCGCTTACAAGAAAAAGAACGGAAGTAAACTAGTGAAATCGCAGCCTGTAGCAATTGTGGGCTTCGGTAAACCAAAGTTCAAGGAGACCAAATGAACGCACAGTTAAAAGCAGCAGTTGAGTCATACGCACGATCCTTTGTAGTTGCGGCTATTGCCGTTTACTCCGCAGGAGAAAGCGATCTTAAGGCCATTGTTATTGCGGGATTAGCCGCAGTTGCTGGCCCTGCAATCAGAGCCATCAACCCTAAAGACCCTGCTTTTGGCTTTATTGCCAACGCGGTAGATGTCGAAATCAAAGCGCTTGCAAAGAAGTCCACTAAGAAAAAGAAATAATTGCTGGACAAAAGCACCCGACACCAACCTGTCGGGTGCTTTCTCTTTTCTAACTCTTGATGTAACCTTGAGGCTATAGGAGGCAACATGGCGCTTAATGATAAATTTACTGAAATCTTGTCTAAACGAACAATCCGCCGAACAACAGGTATTTGTGCCTATCAACAAATGTATGAAAGTCTTTCTAAAGCAGATCAGAAAACATTAGATGATGCCTGGGCCAAAAATTACCCAACAAACCTTATAGTGCAAGCGCTGCGTTCCGAAGGAATGAAATGCAGTTCCGACACCATACGGCTTCACAGAAACGGCACTTGTCGATGTCCGAAAGAATAGAGGCTCTTATTAAAGAGCGCGGCAGAATGTATGGCGATGCAATAGATAACTTCACCGCCGTGGGCCGTGGTTGGGGTGCCATTTTAGGGGTTGATGATATTCCGCCTCATCAGATTGCTTTGATGATGGATTGGCTTAAAACGGTGCGCTGTGCATACAACCCAACACACGAGGACTCTTGGCAGGACAAATTAGGCTATTCGGAATTAGGGAAACGGATCGCTTTAGATGAGTCTTAAAGATCAATTTGATGAGATGCCTGAAGGCGTAGAGTCCAGCGATGTTAAAGAATTACGCCAGGCAATGTTGCGATTACAGAAACAATTAAAACAATCTAAAGAACGCAACGAGGATTTGGTATTTGCCACCAGGCAAGCCGCTTACGATGCGATGCTTACTTTTGGCAAAATACCCCCAGTCCCAGCCATCACTATTGATAAGCGCAAGACCAAAGGCGAAGTTGCTCTTTGGCACATGACAGATTGGCAAGGCGCAAAACGAACCGTCAGTTATAACTCCGACATTATGCGCAGACGCGTGATGGAATTTGCAGAAAAAGCCGTAAGAATTACCGACATTCAACGCGCTGATCACCCTGTAAAAGAGGTAACCATCGCTTTTGGCGGCGACATGGTTGAAGGGTTGTTTAACTTTCCAAGCCAGGCATTTGAAATCGACAGCACTTTGTTTGAACAGTATGTAAATGTTTCACGCCTTTGTGTTGATGTGGTCAGGTTTGCCTTGGCTAATTATGAAAAGGTAACAGTTGTTCCCGAATGGGGTAATCACGGCCGCATTGGATCAAAGCGCGACAATGTTCCGCGATCTGACAACTTTGATCGTATGTGTTACGAGTTGGCTCATCAGTTGCTTCAAGGAGAAAAGCGCCTGGTATGGCAAGACTGCCCCGAGGACATTCAGCGCATTGAGATTGGCAACTACCGAGCGCTTCTAATTCACGGAGATGAAGTTGGCCGTAACGGTTTTGCTTCTCCTGGCGCTATTGTTCAACACGCAAATAAATGGCGCTCGGGTTCATACCCTTGGGAATTTAGAGATGTTTATATTGGCCACTATCACACGCACGCAGAATGGTCTATGGCCAACGGACTCGGGGCGGTTTATCAAACAGGTTCAACAGAGTCCGACAATCGTTACGCGGGTGTTATGTTGGCTGCCAGCGCAACTCCATCGCAGCGCCTTCATTTTATTGATCCAGTAAAGGGTCGGGTTACTGCTGCTTACAAAGTTTGGCTAGATTGAGGCTTCAGCCGCATCCACAGCATCGTCAACAGAGTAAGAATGTTCCTTAGAACAATGTCCACATTCTTTGCACATTATTCATCCTCTTCCTCATCGCCATAATCTGATGTAATCAATCGCATATCGCTAACATCGATACCGTTCTCTTTGGCATGGGCCATGGCCTCTTTATAGACAGCAATTATTCGATTTGCTAAATCATCAACCAAATCAGGGTATTCAGTTTCTGTGCCAATTTGCACAATAAGCCCACCGCAGCGAATTTCCATGTGGGTGTAGTGCGATTTATCAGCAGCCATTTGGACCCCCTTTGCCTGAAATTATGCCTGTAATCCCGCCTGTAATGCATCCGCCGCGCCCGACTTGGGGTCCTTCACATTCTGTAATCTTTATGGGAACCTATCGTCACCAGGGCGAAAGCCCCCAAACGAAAGGAAGGTCCATGGCCGAGAAATACAGCCTGGAAGACTATGAAACGGTGGAGTCACGCTTGCGCCGCCTGTACGAAAAATACCCAACAGCCCGATTGCTTACAGACCTGGTGTACCAGGATGAACGGCGCTTTATAACTAAGTCGTTCTTGTATCTAGATCCCAAAGACCAAACACCTCACTCGACTGGTTTTGCAGAAGAGATCGTGGGTGCGGGCTTTGTAAACAAAACCTCAGCCCTCGAGAACTGTGAAACTTCATCAATTGGGCGATGTTTAAGCAACTCGGTTCTTTGCCTTGGCGCACCAGTTGGCAAGCGCCCATCTCAAGAGGAGATGCAAAAGGTCGAGCGCTATAAAGCAGAACCACGGAAAGCACCAACCAAGAAAGCAACTTTTACAGCCGATGAAATAAAACTGGCCGAGGCTTCAATCCAAACAGTTGCAGCGATGACCGACAAAGAAAAGTTGCGCGATCTTTGGACAAGCAGCGCAGCAATCTTGGATGCTCCAGTAAATGGAACAACGCTGAAAGATGTAATCAATAACCGCGTTGCTGAATTGAGCGCCGAATAATGATGGCCGAAGCGTTAGAACTGCCGCTGACTCCATACGCAGGATCATCAGGCTGGTCAGGAACTGCCACCAGTAAAGAACGCGCAACGCAAGAGGACAAAGATGGAACCACCAAGGGCCGTCAAAACTTAACGCTGCGCATAATTGCCGCTTCCAAAACTTATGGAATGACCTGGAAAGAACTAGCCGAAGAGACAGGCTGGCATCACGGCCAAGCCTCGGGTGTTCTTTCAGTCCTTCATAAGGAAGGGCTTATCGAGCGCCTGGTGGAGCGGCGTGGTAAATGCGCTGTTTATATTGGGCTAAATTCTGTCAATGGTCGAAAGACTTCCATCCGAAAAATCAAAACTTGTAAGCATTGTGGAGGTGCGTTGTGAGCGATAAATCAAAGAAGTTTGAACCGAGCGCGGGCTTTGTAGTCTCGGTTCACATGAACAAGTTGGGCATTCGGGCTGTTGCTGCCGAATTAGATGACATCTTTGCCGAGGAGTTGGCTGAGGCCATGGATAAGGCTGGCTTCCAGTTGGTTCCTGATCCTTTTAATCTAACAAGCGATGCTAAGAAAGTGATCGAACTTGAAGAGCGCCAAAAGAACGCGGGGTTAAAACTGGTAAAGGAGGAAGCCAATGATGACGCAAGTGGTAACACCGCAACAGATTGAGGCTCGCCTTTACGCTTTATCAAAGGAAGTGGATGAAGGTCATGAAAGTTTGGTTAATACCGAGCGAGAGTTTCATCAAACAACGGCGGAATATGAAATTGCGATGGCCCGCACACGCATTTCTTTGGCCAGCAAATCATCACCAACTGGAAAGAACTACACGGTAGGTGAGCGCGAGGACATGGCAATTATAGAAAATGCTGAGCAGCACTTCAAAATTGCAACGATGGAAGCCCAGGTAAAAGCGGCGCGTGCAAATGTGCAGCGATTGAAAACTCAGGTAGAGATTGCTCGCTCTATGAGCGCCTCTGTTCGCAGCAGCATGGAGTTGTCGTGAACGAAACCTACGGCCCAGTTTACGAGGCTTACATAGATGCCTATATTAAACAGTTTAATTGTTCACGCGAATTGGCTATTCATAGCCTTAATAACATGTTGGCAGGTATAGAAAAGGAGCAAGGCGAAAATGAAGGTTAAATTATTAGTTGCAGGATTAATTCTGTCGGTTGTCTCTCCTATGGCTCAGGCCCAGGCAAGTTGCGACACAGGTTATGGAAGTGCAGTCGAAGTAAACGCAACGACCAAAGCGGTCACTTACTCTTGCGTTAAGTTAGAAAACCCGCTTGTGCCACCTGCTCAGGGAGCCTGGGTAAAAGTTGATGCAAGCGGCAATGCCACAGGTCAAGCAATTGTTTGTTCGTCAGATGTTTGTGGGGATAAAAACAGCCCATACGCAAGAGCAACTCTTCAAGCGGGCGAGCAATATGTTTTACAAGCAATTGCTGATCCAATAAC